ACAGATATTACAAGACGGTGAAGATAATAAAATAGATATGTCAATAGGTAATCATACAAATAATACAATTGAGATAGAACAAAAAGGTGATGATGGTTATGTTGGGTACACTTCAGCGTGGGGAAGTGGATATAGTTGGGGTGGCGATATAGATGGTGATAGTAATAGTTTAAGTATTAAACAATTTTGTAATCAAACACCTTGTGGTGGAGATAGATTTGAATTTCATATTACGGGTTCAAATAATGATGTTGACTTTGCTCAAGGTTATCATGTAACAAACACAGGCACACTTTTAGCTGTTGATGATTATGAATATGGTGGTCATTTTGTAAGATTAGATATTCACGGTTCTAACAACACATTTTTAGGAAGTCAAAGGTCAAATAATTCAGGCCATGAACACTCAAATATTACAAACATTTACGGAAGTAATAATGATGTTTATACAAGACAAGAAAGTAATCAAGATAAAACATTAAATTTAACAATCAACAATTCTAATAATGATGTTGATATTATACAAAAAGGAAGTGCTACTCATAGTGCTACGGTCACTATAAGTGGTAGTTACGGTACAGATTTATATTTAATGCAAGATGGTAGTACAGCACAATCATATTCTTTATCACAATCATGTGCTACTGTTGGTGGTTGTTCAGTTTCAGTAACACAAGGTAACTAAATAGGAATATGAAAAAGTTTTTTACTCATTGGACATTTGCTTTTGTTACCTTGTTTGCCTTGACTTGGATAGGTTTACAAGACCCACAAGTAAAAGAAATTCTTAGGTTAAAATCATTTGACCTTTTACTACAATCACAAGAAAAAGAAATCTCACAAGACATTGCTATTGTAACTATAGATGAAAAGTCTATAGAAAAGTATGGTCAATGGCCTTGGAAAAGAGATGTACTTGCTGATGTCATTTTAGAATTAAGAAAACAAGGTGCAGGTGTTATTGTAATACCTATTTTGTTTGCAGAGGATGATAGATTAGGTGGTGATGAATATTTTGGTCAAGTATTAAATGGTAACTTTGTTGTGGTTGCACAAACAGGTTCACATCAAACAACACAAAACGGATATCCTAGAGGTGTCGCAAAGATTGGTGACCCATTAAGTTGGTTATTTGAATGGCCAGGTATGGTCGGTCCTATTTTAGATGTAGGTTCAAATGCAGCTGGTGTAGGTACAACAAATGTATCTCCAGAGATTGACGGTGTTGTAAGAAGAATGCCTTTGCTTATGAAAATAGGTAATGATGTTTATCCAAATATTGCAATAGAAGTTATTAGAGTTGCAGTTGGCGACCCTAGTTATCAGGTCAAAGCTGACGCAGCTGGTATTATTGCAATGAGAGTACCAGGCTTTGCAACAATCAATACCGACCAACATGCAAGAATATGGTTGACATGGAATAAGTCATATCCAGAGGTATCAATTGCAGATTTAGGCACAAACGAATTAAGTTTAGAGGGTAAAACTATAATCATAGGTATGAAGGCTGAAGGATTAGGCGGTGTTATCGCTACTCCGACAGGCGGACAATACGATTATGTTGCAGTTGCTTCGACTGTACAGACAGTCATTGATGGTGTCAATATAGAGAGAATAGATTTATCCTGGTTGATTGAATTAGGGCTTGCCTTTCTCGTAGGTTCTAGTATAATAGTGCTTACAAGATTTACTCCGTATTATGTAGTAGGTGGAATAATGCTTGCCTTTTCAGGCATAGCAGTATATGGTAGTATTTACTTCTTCAATAAGTTGATGTTAGTAGATGTAACCTGGATACTAGTTACTATAATGTTTGTTGGTTTACATAGTATATTCAACAGATTCATATTAGAGTTTAGATTAAAACAACAGATAAGAAAACAATTCGAATCATACTTGGATCCTAGACAAGTGGCAATACTTCAAAAGGACCCTAGTAAATTAAAATTAGGTGGTGAAAGACGAGAAATGAGTTTCTTGTTTATGGATATTGTAGGCTTTACACCTATATCCGAATACTACAAAAACAATGATGACCCCGAAGGATTAGTAGGAGTTATAAACGATTATTTAAATAGAATGAGTAAGATAGTTTTAGACAATGGTGGTACAATTGATAAGTATATGGGCGATTGCATAATGGCATTTTGGAATGCACCCCTCGACTGTCCTAATCATGCGGAGATGGCTGTTAAGTCAAGTATAGAGTGTGCTAAAGAAACGGCTAAATTAAAACAAGAATTTAAAGACAAAGGATTACCAGAGATTAATATAGGTTCAGGTGTCAACACAGGAACTTGTATTGTCGGTAACATGGGTAGCGACATGAGGTTTGACTATTCAGTTATCGGTGACGCAGTAAATCTGGCCGCTAGGTTAGAAGCTGCAACACGAAATTACAAAGAGAGTGACGGTAATATCGTGGCTACATTATATTCATCTTATACTATGGAACAATTGAAGGACATAAAGTCCATAGAAGTAGATAAAATAAAAGTAAAAGGTAAAGATGAACTTATTACAATTTATAAACCAATCATTTAAGGAGGTAGCTGTAAGTATCTAACAAACATTTTTTCTAATAAACTGGAGGGACAATTGACAAAATTGCAACAACGAAAGTTATATAAAGTATTGAAAAAGAGAACATTACAAGACCATAGAACTAGATTATACCTTATATTCAGAGAGTGGATTGAAATTAGAAAACAAAAAGATAGGAGGAGAAGACGGACACAAAAGAAGCTATATAAAATTCAAAGAAGTCGTGAATTAGGTCTCCGTACAGCAGCTTAAAAACATAAATAATATTAGACGGTCAATTTAGAAAACAGGTGATTCCAATTATATCACCATCAAGTAAGTAAAATGAGACCGTATATTTCGTCCTTAACAGGATTGTATTAACGCTTAGAGAGAAAAATTCAATGGTAGAGAACGGCACGACAGACCTCAAGGTCGAACTAGCGAAAGTTAAAAAAGACATTGAGAATGTAAATTCATTAAATGGCCGTATTGATAACGCCATTGAAAAGTTAACAGATGTATCAACATCTATCAAACAAATGTTAGCTGTACATGAAGAAAAAATACAAAGACAAGAACAAATAGACGAAATTATCTTTGACAAATTAAAAGAAAGAGCTGGTGAGATAGATACAGTACATAGAGAATTATCAAAAGAAATCCAACACTTAGAAAAAAGATTGTTGGTAGAAATAAAAACAATCAAACTAGACTTCGGTGCCAGAGTAGGTATGTTAGAAAAATACAGATGGTTAATATTAGGTGGTGCGATTGTTATAGGGTGGATACTGTCCACCAACTTTAAAACTATTATTGAAATGATGTCCTAATCCACGCTTGCCTTCCAGGCGGATTAGTATATAATCTAGGTTGAATCTGTTTAAGAAGAAAGGTGATTACCTTTTCAATTTCAGATGTCCTCATTGTGGTGATTCCCAAAAGAATAAAACCAAGGCCAGAGGTTTTTTCTATCGTGTTAAGAACGATATGTTTTTTAAATGCCACAATTGTGGTACAGGTCAATCACTAGCAAATTTTATAAAGTTTATAGACCCCAAACTTTATGACCAGTATTTGTTAGAACGCTACAAACGCTCGGCGCCTTCGACCCCTAAGCCGACATTTACGAACTTCAAACCAGTTTTTGAAGATAAACATATATTAGATAAGTACAAAAGAATAAATGAATTAGATAAAAAACATCCAGCTAGACAATATGTAGAAGACAGGAAGATACCTGAAAAACACTTTGATAAATTTTATCTTGTGGATAAGTTTTATGAATTAGTTAAAAAAGTAAAAAAAGATATTACAATTAAGAATGACCATCCTAGGTTGGTTATTCCTTTTTATGATACAACAGGTAAATTATTTGCGTTTCAAGGCCGTGCATTTGGCAATGAACAACCAAAATATGTTACCATTAAGTTAGACGAAAACAAAAGAAAAATTTACGGATTAGAAAGAGTTAATCTGACCCAGCATATTAATATCGTAGAGGGTCCGATTGACTCTTTATTTGTGGATAACTGTTTGGCAATGGGTGGCGCTGATTTGTTTTTCAGTAGAGTGCCTGCTGAACAAGTAACATATATATTTGACAATGAACCTAGAAATAAGGAAATTGTAAAAAGAATGTATGATGTTATTGAAAAAAATTACAACCTTGTCGTGTGGCCAGATGACATGCGACATAAAGACATTAACGACATGGTACTAGGGAAACTTGCCATTTCGGAAATAAATGATATTATAAGTACCAACACTTGTTCAAAGTTAGAGGCAATGACTCGATTAAATAACTGGAAAAAGATTTAGAAATAGGAGAAATAGATGACAAATGAAGCAATACTAGTACAAAAAAGAAATGGTCGAGGCAAAGAGCCACTTAACATTGATAAGATACATGAAATGGTTGAGTTTGCTTGTGAAGATATTGCAGGCGTTTCATCATCTCAGGTTGAGATGTCTAGTGGTCTTCAATTTTATGATGGTATTACCACAGATGAAATTCAACAGATACTAGTAAAGTCAGCTTCAGACTTAATCTCTTTAGACAATCCTAATTATCAATTTGTAGCCGCTAGACTTCTTTTATTTTCACTTCGAAAACAAGTTATAGGAAAATTATGGGACCACCCTAAACTTTATGACCATACAAAAAAAGGTGTAGAGTTAGGTGTCTATGATGAAAATATTTTAAAATGGTATTCTAAAGCAGAATTCGATAGAATGGAAGGCTGGTTAGACCACGGCCGAGATTATGATTTCACTTATGCAGGTCTACGACAAGTGATTGACAAATATCTTGTACAAGATAGAAGTAACGGAATGGTTTTTGAAACACCTCAAATGATGTATATGTTAATTGCAGCTACTATTTTCAAAAACTATAAAAACGGAAAGAGGATGACATATGTTAAAAAATATTATGACGCTATTTCAAAATTTAAAATCAACATTCCCACCCCGGTTATGGCTGGTGTTAGAACACCTATTCGGCAGTATGCTAGTTGCGTGTTGGTTGATGTTGATGATACTCTACCATCTATTTTCAGTAGTGATATGGCTATTGGTAACTATGTTGCACAAAGGGCTGGCATTGGTATTAATGCCGGACGAATTCGAGGAATCAATTCCAGAATTAGAGGCGGTGAAGTCCAGCACACAGGAGTTATACCTTTCCTCAAAAAGTTTGAGGCAACGGTCAAGTGTTGTACTCAAAATGGTGTTCGTGGAGGGAGTGCAACGGTTCACTTCCCTATTTGGCACAAAGAAATAGAAGACATTATTGTTTTAAAGAACAATAAAGGAACAGAGGATAACAGAGTTAGAAAATTAGATTATTCAATTCAGTTATCTAAATTATTTTATGAAAGGTTTATTAATAATGAAGACATCACCTTGTTCTCGCCACACGAAGTGCCAGAATTGTACGAAGCTTGGGGAACACCTGAATTTGACGAAGTATATAAAACAGCCGAAAGAAAAACAAGTGTTACAAAAACAAAAGTTAATGCACAAACACTTATTATGGACATGCTCAAAGAAAGAGCAGAAACAGGCCGTATCTACATAATGAATATTGACCATTGTAATACTCATTCTAGTTTTAAAGATAGAATTACAATGTCAAATCTATGCCAAGAAATTACACTACCAACAGACCCTATTCAACACATTGATGGTGAGGGAGAAATTGCGTTATGTATTTTAAGTGCCTTAAATGTAGGCAAGATTAATAATATAGAAGAATTAGAACCTTTATGTGAACTTGCAGTAAGAAGTTTAGATGAAATTATTGACCATCAACTTTATCCTGTTAAGGCTGCCGAAATCTCTACTAAAGCAAGAAGAAGTTTAGGTATTGGTTATATTGGCCTTGCACATTATATTGCTAAAAATAAATTAAAGTATTCTGATAAAGGAGCATGGAAGTTAGTTGATGAACTAACAGAAGCATTCCAATTTTATCTATTAAAACATTCTAATGTTCTTGCACAAGAAAAAGGTAAGAATGAAATGTTTGATAGAACCAAATATTCTGATGGTATCCTCCCGATTGATACTTACAAACCCGAAGTAGATGAGCTCGTTAAACGAAAACTCAGCTACGATTGGGAATGGTTAAGAACTCAAATCAAAAAACATGGGCTGCGACATAGCACACTTTCAGCTCAAATGCCATCAGAATCCTCTAGTGTTGTGTCCAATGCCACTAACGGCATTGAACCACCTAGAGATTATTTAAGTATTAAGAAGTCTAAAAAAGGAACTCTTAAACAAATTGTGCCAATGTATTCTACATTAAAGAACAATTATACTTTATTGTGGGATATGAAAGACAATCAAGGATATATAAATATCGTTGCAGTAATGCAAAAGTATTTTGACCAAGCAATATCGGGTAACTGGTCATACAATCCTGAAAATTACGAAGACAACCAAGTACCTGTATCTGTAATGGCTCAAGACTTATTGAACACATACAAATATGGTTGGAAGACTTCTTATTATCAGAATACATATGACTCGAAAAATGATATTGATGAACCAGCACATCCTGTTGGTTGGAAAGATAATGTAGAAGATAAACCAATGCAAGGTTATGCTACTGAAATTTTAAGTAATAAAGTGGAAGTAGAAGAAGATTGCGATAGCTGTACAATATAGAAAGGTAACATATGGCATATTTGTGTGTCAATACACCTCATGTTGATGTGTATGTTAAGAAAGAGTATCTATATGATGGTAACAAAGGTCACGGTGAATTAGTCGAAGGCGTTTGGGTAACAGCAAAATCAATTCAAGGTAGAGCACTTTACTTTGAAACTTACATACCAGAGTATGGTGCTCTGTATGATAAGTTACCAATAAGTGCATTTGTATGGAAGAAAGATATAAAGGAGGATGTTCCATTAACTGAACTCCAGTTATGGGATTGTTTTAGTTATGACATTGCAGTTATCGAAAAGCAGATGTTATCAGGCAACCAATGTAAGTATTTGTCGCCTAGTAAAAAATGGTATAAGGGTTGGTATATGTTTACAATTGATAATGCGAATAGTACGAATTTAGAAAGAAATGTGACTTATAGTGAAGTACCAAGCCAACATAAGTCATTTAATATATTGAAATTAGAAAATGGTTACTTTGCAGCTCAACCGAACAACAGAGTAATATTTTATGATAAGAGTTATACACCTAGTGAGTTGAAGTTTCCAGACTTCAATGTGTCCACAAAGGAGTATAGTGTAGAATGTGAACAAAAGTGGACAGCTGGTGATGACGACAAGTTTTTTTATGATTTAGAGGAGAGAAAAGAATAATGAAGAATGTATTTAACAGAGATAAGGGACTAGAAGTAGCGAAACAACCAATGTTTTTTGGTGAAGACCTACAAGTCCAACAATATGCGGACATGAAGTATCCGATATTTGATAAACTAAACCAACAACAATTAGGTTATTTCTGGAGACCTGAAGAAGTATCTTTACAAAAAGATAGAAACGATTATTTAAACCTAAACGACCAACAAAAGTTTATCTTTACCTCTAATTTAAAATATCAAACAATGTTAGATAGTGTACAAGGTAGAGGTCCATGTTTGGCATTTTTACCATTTGTATCTAATCCTGAATTAGAAGGATGTATTATTACATGGGATTTCATGGAAACAATACACAGTAGAAGTTATACATACATCATTAAGAATTTATATTCTAATCCAAATGAAGTGTTTGACACTATTATACATGATGAAAAGATTGAAGCTAGAAGTGCCTCGGTTACAAAAGCATATGATGAACTAATTGAAATGGGTTATAAATGGCACCTTAATAAAGATAAGGTTGACCTTTACGAACTTAAAAAGAAAATGTATCTTGCAATGGCAACTGTAAACATTTTAGAAGGCTTAAGATTTTATGTTTCATTCGCTTGTAGTTTTGCATTTGGCGAACTGAAAATGTTAGAAGGTTCTGCTAAGATTATTTCTTTTATTGCAAGAGATGAAAGTCAACACCTTGCAATGTCACAAACTATCATTAACAATTGGCATGATAGAAATGATGACAAGGATATGAAGAAGATACAAAAAGAATGTGAGAAAGACCTATATAAGATGTATGATGACGCATTAAATGAGGAGAAACGGTGGGCAACATATCTATTTTCCAAAGGAAGTATGATTGGGTTATCAGAAAAACTGTTACACCAATTTGTAGAATACATGGCAAATCGAAGAATGAAAGCGATAGGCCTAACACCACAATACGACCAAAAAACAAATCCACTTCCGTGGGTAGACCATTGGCTGAATTCAAAGGGTACACAAAACGCACCACAAGAAACAGAGATTGAGTCATATGTTATTGGTGGTATTAAACAAGATATGAAAAAAGGCCAATTCAAAGAATTTAAACTATAATGGTTGAGAAAAGACAGAAAAGCTGTTCGTCCTGCGAAACTAAATATACCGTAGCATGGGATATTGAGGAACAAGATTTGGAACCTCTAACTTGCCCATTTTGTGGATACGAGGTAGAGAATGAAGAAGACGAAGAATTATGGACAAACAACGGCGAAGACAGTAACGAAGACGATAATTGGAATTGATTATAGTTTAACAAGTCCTGCCATTTGTGTTAACATAGACGGTGACGCAGGTTTGATGTTTTATTATTTAACTTCTAAAAAGAAGTATATTGGAATGATGAGTGAGGAGATTGTTGGTTATGAACATAAAGAATGGAAAGACCCTATTGAAAGATTTAAATATATATCTGACTTTGCATTGGATATTATTGGTCCACTCATTAACCCTATGGTATATATTGAGGGTTACTCCTTTGGTTCAAAAGGTCAAGGCATTTTTCAAATTGCCGAAAACTGTGGAATCCTCAAGTACAGATTACAAGAAGAACAAATACCTTATGACACGGTTGTCCCAAGCGTGGTTAAAAAAGGCGCTACGGGAAAAGGAAATGCGGATAAAGAAATGATGTATAACGCATTTGTAGCTGAAACAAATATTGATGTGAAATCTATTTTAGATACTGACAAAGTTGGTAATCCTGTATCTGATATAGCAGACGCATATTTTATTCAAAAAGTTGGTTATGAAAATAGTATTAAAAGCACAAAAATATCCAGATAGTATCTACGGCGATATACAAGAGTTTGATTTAACAGAAATCAAATGTATGCCAAATGACAAATGGTTAAAAGAAAGAATGGACCAATTTGATTATTGGACTTCTTTTGAAAAACATGGTATGATTTATCCTATTACAGTATCGCCACATACCGAAGAATGGGTACAAGGTATTATTAAACATACTATAAATGGCGAATACAAAAAACCTCATCATATAAAAGCAAATGGCGAAGTTAGACCTGGTCTTTATGTACAGACAGGTAACAAAAGAGTTTTTTGGGCTAGAGAAAAAGGTTATACTCACATTGAGGGGTATTTGATTGTAAACAGAGAAGACAAAGCGAAGCTTAGAAGTCAACTACATATACCACATGATAAGGCACCTAGATGATTAATATACCCGATACTATAATGACAACTGATGGTTATACACCACATAAATTTATACATGATTTTGTAAAACATTGGGAAGATTTAAGAGAAGAATGGCCAGAGGCAAGTTTATTTAAAGAAGAAGGCCATATCAAACCTAGAAAACACGGACAAAGACCTCATTTAAGAATGTTCATGTGTTATGCACCTTGGGCTGATAGTCCATATTTCGACAAATACAAAATACAAAGATACCAATTATCCGAAACATGGGATTATTTTGTTGATAAACTTTTTAGTAGTAAAGAATATTCTGATTGGTTAAAAGATACATTAGAAATACCAGGAAATAATTTTAAATATAGATTTGATTGGCATTTAACAAAATGGGGGCAAGATGTATCTCCTCATGTTGATAGTGTTGGTAAATTAGGTAGTCATCTTATGTATTTTATGCCAGAGGGTTGGAATGATAAGTGTGGTGGACAAACTATATTTTATAAAGGTAAACTTGTTGACAATATGAATCCAGAAGCTAAAGACTTTGCACATAGTCAAGTATATAATAATACAGGTAACACTTCATTGTTATTTAAAAACACTATAGATGGTTGGCATGGTGTAACAGAGGTCACCAGTGATTTAAACAGACAGATATTTAATGTGGTGGTTTTAAAAAATGATTAGTAATGTTTGGAATAAAGATAGAACAAGATTAGATTGGACATTTCCAACTAAAGAAGTCGCAGGTATTAAATTTAAATATGATAAAGACAATAGACTTATCAATAAAAGAATGAATACCTTTTTTACAAAAGAACCAAAAACATTAGAGTGGATTAATAGTTTTAAAAAAGATGAAATATTAGTTGACATAGGTGCTAACATTGGTGTATATACTTTATATGCAGCTAAGAAAGGTATTACAGTACACGCATTTGAACCACACGCTGGCAATTTTGCAGAGTTGGTAACAAACATATATATCAATGAGTTTAATAATGTTAAGGCATATCCTTTTGCTGTAATGGATAAGAATAGTGTTGATGAACTTGCTATGTTATCTATTGTACCGGCACAATCACATAACGATTTTGGTATGGAAGATGAAAGAGTGAAACATTATGTAGCTGGTTTTAAATTAGATTATACAAAAGTTAAACCACATCATATTAAAATAGATGTTGATGGTTTGGAAGATAAAGTAATTGCAGGTATGGATACTTCACTTGAAAATGTAAAGACAATGCTTGTAGAAGTAACAACAACAGATACTTTAAAACCTTTACTTGATAGAGGATTTAAAATAGATGAAAGTATGACATACAAGCTAAGTGATACTGAAACAAATTATATATTAAGGAAATAATATGAAAAATGTAAAAGGTTGGCAATTGCCTGAATGGGATAACCATTACGAAAAAATGTTAAAAGAGTTTGATGGTAAGTGGGAATATCAAAAACCACAGAGAGATTATTCTTTAGGTTTTTGTAAAGAGTTTAATGTTGCACTAGACATTGGTGGTAATATTGGTTTCTGGTCACAAGACTTATGTAGAAAATTTAAAAATGTATGGGCATTTGAACCTCATCCAGAAAACATAGCTTGTTACAGAGAAAATATGAAAGAGTTTGATAACTGGCATTTAGAAGAAGTAGCATTATCAGACCATCAGGAAGAGAACGCCACATTATTTGCAAGTCCAGATGAAAGTGGTAATGTAAGTTTAAATTCTCACGGTGTAACACATGGCAACTCTAAAAGAATTATTGAAGATGATAAGTTAAATACAACTTACACAGATGTTAAAAGATTAGATGATTACCTTTCTGAATTTAAATGGAAAAAGATTGACTTTATTAAAGTTGATTGCCAAGAACATGAAAAAGAAATAATGAATGGTGGTCTAAAGTTATTAGAAGACCATAACGCAGTTGTAGTATTAGAACTGCCTTGTAGAAATCCAAAAGAACAAAGTTACCATGATGAAATTGTAAAAATCTTATCTCTTATAGGATATCAAAGACGAGGTAATAACAAAAAAGAAACTGTATTCACAAAGTGGAGTGACTAGATGTGTGCTATACACGGTATATTTAAAAAAGATGTAAGTTTGGTTATGAACATGGTGGCAAAATCACACCATAGAGGACCAGACGGCCGTGGAACTTGGCATGATGAATTTGTAACTCTAGGTCATAATCTATTATCTATTGTAGATGAACCTACAGAGTCATTACAACCTTGGAATCATAACAACCTAATCGTAGTATTTAATGGTGAAATCTATAACTATAAGGAATTAGGTGCAGAGTTTGAACTGACTACCAATACAGATACCGAAGTTATTGCAAGAGGTGTTGAAAAATATGGTGACGCCTTTTTAGATAAACTAGATGGTATGTTTGGTCTTGCAATCTATTTTAAAAAAGAAAAACAATTACTATTAGCTAGAGATTCAAACGGCACAAAACCTGTTTATTATGGTTTTGATAAACAATTTAATATATGTTTTTCTTCAGAAATCAAAGCACTATTAGAAATAGGTTTTGAAAGAAAGTTATGTAAACCAGCATTTTCACATTATCAAAAAGCAGGTTACAATTCAGGCTATCTAACACTATTTGAAGGCATACAGAAATTGGTGCCAGGTGAAGTTAGAACTTATGATGTTATTGAAAGCAATGTAATCAATCAAAGAAACTTAAATAATTACAAATACACATATCATCACACACACGAAATAAGAGATAGAGTAAATCAAGCTGTAGAACAAACCTTAATGGGTAGAAGAAACATTGGTTTATTTTTATCTGGTGGTATTGATAGCACATCCATACTTTATGAGATGAAAGAGTTGGGGGTAAAACCAAATACCTTTACCTCTGAATTTGAATTAATTGACCCTAAAAGTAGATTAAACCAAGATAGTGATTTAGCAAAAGGCCTTGCAGAAAGATTTGAAGTATTTAATAATACAGTAAAACAATCTCAACAAGATTATGTTGACGCATTAGAAGATACCTTTTATGCGTTAGAAGAACCACGACAAGGTAAATCTTTTCCCACATATTACAACACAAATAAATTTATAGCACAAAACAATATTACAGTTACCCTAGCTGGTGATGGTGGTGATGAATTATTTGGTGGTTATAAACATCATAAAATAGGTGCAAAAGGTGGTGATTGGCGAGATAAACTTATTACTTTAAGTAGAAATAATAGAGAGTTAAGAAATCCAGAATTAAATTGTACAATAGATGATATGATGGATTATTTAAACGATTGGTTGCCCACAACACCAATGACAGGCGACAAGATAAATGATTTTATGTATATTGAAAGTTTAAATAGTTTAGCTGAAGATTTTTTAATTAGAAATGATAAATTAGGTATGGCATTTAGTATGGAAGGAAGATTTCCATACATGAACAAATGTATCAGAGATTATGTTAGAGCAATACCTGGCCAATTAAAAGTAACAAAACAATTTTTAAATCAACCTTTAGTAAATAACAAGTCATTACAAAAACAAGCCTTTAAAAATAGATTACCTGATAATATTTTAAATCATGTAAAAACAGGTTGGCGGTTTCCTACAGATGAGATATTGATTGGAAATAGAATATCTCCAGCCCCAGACAATGGTGTATTAAAAGATTATATAAGAGAAATATTAAGAGATAAAGAATTACAAGATTTGTTTGAATATAATGAAGATGATATTGAAAATAAATATTTAAATAATAGAGACCATCCACCAGTAGGTTCAAAAAATAAAGCTGATATAGGTTTATTATCTCAAAAAGAATTGTTTATCATTCTGAATTTTGCAGTTTGGAAGAAAGTTTACCAGGTACAAATATGAAAATAAGAGTTATAACAACATGGAATCAAAAGTTATTCCAAGAATACGCATATAGATTTGAATTGTCATTCAAAAGACATTGGAACTTTCCTTTAACAGTTTACAATGAAGACAAAGATTTTTTTAATTTAGTGCCAGAATGTAAAGAGTTTATTGAAAGAAACAAACATAGACCTCATAAAGACTTTTTAAGGGACGCTTGCCGTTTTAGTTATAAAGTATATGCTTATACTCATGCTGTAATCAATGATACAGAAAGTGATTTTATTATGGGCATTGACGCAGATAGTGTATTTTATAAACCTATAGACAAAGTATGGATAAAAGAAAATGTATGGCATTCAGATAGAATGTTAACTTATTTAGGTAGAGGCAGTCAATATAGTGAGTGTGGTTTTTTAGGTTTTAATATGCAACATCCAGAAACTAAAAACTTTGCAAGAGCTATGAAAGAAATGTATGATAAGGATAAATTGTTTAATCTTATAGAGTGGCACGACAGTTATATTTGGGACCATGTAAGAAAAGAGTTTGAAACTAAAGGTGTAAACAATTATAACATTGGTGATGGTGGTAATGGTCATGTACAAGCTAGGTCTTGTTTAGGACCTATATACGACCATACAAAAGGTACACAAAGAAAAATATGGGGATATAGTGGAGAAAATATGACACTAGGAAATAAAAGAGGTGATTATGAAAGCAGGTAAAATATGGGGAATGACAGAATTAATCCATGCAAATGGTGTTTTAGAATTTCATAGAATTGAATATAAAAAAAATGTTGCGTGTAGTAAACACAAACATGAATTTAAATGGAATGGTTTTTTTGTAGAATCAGGTCAGATGGTTGTCAAAGTATGGCAAAATGATTATGACTTGGTGGATGAAACTGTTTTAAATCCAGGTGATTTTATGAGAGTTAAACCAGGTGTCTATCATCAATTTATAGGCAAAAAAGATGGTGTAGCATTTGAGTTATATTGGGCAGAATTTGACCACAATGATATTAAAAGAGAAAGTGTTGGACAAAGAGTAAATGATTAATGTTTTTATTGGATATGATAGTAAAGAAAAAGTAGCATTCAATACTTTAAGTTACAGTATATTAAAGAACTCAACTAAACCTGTAGCTATCACACCAATTTATTTAAATAATATTAAAGATGATTTTGTAAGAGAAAGAAACAATCTATCTAGTACAGAGTTTTCTTTTAGTAGGTTTATTATACCACACCTTATGAATTATCAAGGTTGGGCATTGTTTATGGATTGTGATATGCTTATGGAGGCTGACATTGCTGAACTATGGCGATTGCGTGATGATAGATATGCCGTACAAGTTTGTAAACATGATTATACACCAAAAAGTAAAGTAAAGTTTTTAAATCAAGTACAGACATCTTATCCTAAAAAGAACTGGTCTAGTTTTATGTTGATGAATTGTAAGAAGTGTACAACACTTACACCAGATTATGTGAATAGTGCTAGTGGTTTAGAACTACACCAATATAAATGGTTAGAAAGTGAAGACTTAATTGGTGATTTACCATTAGAGTGGAACTGGTTAGCTGGAGAATACGAATACAAAGATGATATTAAGAATGTACATTTTACAGAGGGCGGTCCATGGTTTTCAGAATATGAGAAGTGTGACTACTCAACTAATTGGTACAAATATTATGCAGAGTGTTTTCAGATAAGGTTAAAATGATAGAAGGATTTAATACAAACACAGGTAAAGATGTATTCATCAAAGCACTTGTTGAAAGTGTGGGTGGTTATGTACATCAAAATGATGCTAAGAACATAGGTCAATTTGAACAAGGTAACTGGCCTCAATTTGACTGGAATAAGTGGACAGATAAACCATGTGCCATAGTTGGCACATTAAGAGGCACAGAGAGAATTATTTGGGAATGTCAAAAAAGAAATCATCCTTTTTATTATATGGACCATGCTTACTTTGGTGCGACAAGAGATTATAAAAGTAAAGGACCTAATGGTGTATTATACAGATTAATTAGGTCACAAATGCAACTTAATTATATTATAGAATTAGAAAAAGAAGATAAAGATAGGATTAAAAAGTTTGGTAAGGTAAATTGGAAACCATTTACAAAAGATGGTGAACATATCTTACTTTGTCCACCAACAAAGGCTATATGCAGATTATATCATTTAGGTGATGAACAATTATGGATTGATACACAATTAACTGAACTACAAAAATATACAGATAGAAATATTATTGTTCGAAAGAAAGATACAAAAATACCATTACAAAAACAATTACAAAATTGCCATGCTGTAGTAACTCATCAATCAACAGCTGCTATTGAAGCAATATTAAATGGTGTACCTAGTTTTTGTGATGAAGTGTCAGCTGCTAATGAAGTATCAGAAAGTCTATATGAAAATATAGAAAGTCCACATTATCCAGATGATGATTTAATTAAACAATGGACAGATAGTTTACTTGCAGTACAATTTACAAGTGATGAATTTAAAGATGGTACAGCTTATCACACAGCAACGAGGTTACAAACATGATTATATGCCACGAAATGAAATGGTCTGATTGTCTATCACACCAAATCTGGCCTGAAATAAAAAAAGGATGGAAAGATGAAGATAAAAATATTCATTTCTTTTGGGGTTTAGGTGGTTCTAATGTTGCAGATATAAAAGAATGTGAAAGACTTGGAGAAGAATGGTGGTATGTAGATACTGGTTATTTTACTGAACAAATTATTAGATACCCTAAACCTGAAATTCATAATTATGCAAGAACTTATTTTAGAATTATAAGAGGTGGTATTCATACAGGTGGTGGTGTTTATATTCCAGAAAGTACAAGATTAAAAGAATTACAAGACAAGGCAATCGTAGGTCCTTTTCAAGGTTGGTCAAAAGGTAGAAATAAAGTATTGGTATGTCCTTCATCTCCTACGGTAACTTTTCATATTAACGGCATATCACAACAAGAATGGATTGACCAAGTTGTTGCACAATTAAAAGAACATACTGATAGAGAAATAGTTGTAAGAAATAAACCAAGACCAGGTAATCAATGGTTTGGTACAGATATAAAAGATGATTTAAAAGATACTCATGCTTTGGTAACTAATATGTCATTATCAGCTATTGACGCTATTATGAATATGGTGCCGGCATTTACACATCAAAGAAATGTTGCCTCACAGGTAACAAGTAGAGATATAAGAAAAATTGAAAAACCTTTTAAACCAGGTGTAAAAACAATGAGAGAGTGGATGATGGTTATGTCTGAACACCAATTTACTCTTAACGAAATCGGAAGTGGAGTAGCCTATGAAGCTCTCAAAAGACAGTATGAAAATAAGGTATTATAAAGATTTAAAAGGTGCAAGATGGCTAGGTTTTGGACTTGCTATGATAAGTGTTTACATCTTATCAAGTGCCAACATTGCGACACAATGGGTTGGTTGGACTTTTAGTATTATCGCCTGTGTCATGTGGGTGTATTTTGGTTGGAAAGATAAAGACTGGCCAAGAATGTTAATGGAATTTATGTATTTAATAATGAGTATGAGGGCGGTATACAATTGGTTGATTATATGACAAATTTAAAAGGACCGTTTAAGAACTTTGCTTGTGTCTGTTATGGTGACAAGTATTCTTTAGAGTATGTTCAAAAGCTGTACAATATGGTACAGAGAAACACCACATATCTACATAACTTTTATTGTTTTACTGACCATGTAAAGGCAGAAAAACTATTAGAAGGACATATAAATGTAAGACAGTTTCCTTTACATGACCTACAAGGTTGGTGGAACAAAATGCAACTATTTCATCCTGATAATGGTTTAACTGGTGATACCTTATACATGGATTTAGATGTGGTAATTACAGGTAACATAGATTGTTTTTTTGAACACGAATCAAAGGCTGACTTTGTTGGTATGAATGACTTTAATCCACAGACCAAGATATTCAACTCCAGCGTGTTTAGATTTAATAAAGAACCTATGACTAGAAAACTATGGAAACCGTTTATTGAAAACAGACCGAGCTGGCTTAAAATGGCAGGTGACCAGAATGTCATATCAGATATCATATTAAAACATGATGAAACCAGGTCATTTCCAGACGCATGGACACAATCGTACAAATGGTACGATAGAAGTGGTACCAGATATCACAAAGGCAAGTGGACTTTCGAACATAATGGCGAATCGTTGGTAACCGTGTTTCACGGACAGCCAAATCCACACGAATCCGACATGGAATGGGTCAAAAACGCTTGGAAATA